GGACGGCGGCATTCCCCAGGGCACTCTGCCGGACTCTTAGACCGAGTCCATGCAGCAGGTGCTGGAGACGAGCGGATATACCACGGCCAAGTATTATGCCGGCCTGAGTTCCGTTTACTGGGGTGACGGCCGGACTCTGGCGGATGCCACCAGCGATTTTCAGTATGAAGAGGTGCTGAGGACAGTGTTCAAGGCGGTGCGCCTGTCCCGGATTGCCGCGCTCAAAAGCATGTATGACGAGGCCGGCGACCCGACTTTGGAAGGTAACGCGACTGGGCTTACCTATCTGAAGGCGAATATTGAAAACGCATTGAACACCATGAGGGCTGCCGTGCCGAGAGAGTTGGCCGGTTATGTGGTGGAGATTCCGGAAGGTCAGGATGTGGCAAACAACGGCGTGGCCGTTAACATCACTTTGATCGGCATTCCCATTATCAGGCAGATCATGCTGTATGCCAATTATACCTATGCAGGTTCTGCGTTTGATCCGCGACTTGAAGTCGCAGCTTAAGGAGGAAAAATTATGGCAGTCAACGGAAACAGCTATGACTGGGAGTCCATTGAAGTTCGTCTGCCGCATGGTGTGGCTGTGAATATCAAGGAGATCAGCTACAACGATGAGGCGGACATTGAGGAGCATTACGGCAAGGGACGGACTCCTACTGGATACGGGCGAAAGAATTACAAGGCAGGCGGTTCCCTTGACCTGGACCTTCAGGAGTACCAGGAGCTTAAAGACCATTTAGGCGGCAGTCTTTACAAGGCTGAGCCGTGCCAGATCGTTGTGGGCTATGCCAATGACGACATGCCCACTGTGACGGATACTTTGCCGGATGTGAAGTTTACCAAGACAGACACCAGCGGCAAGCAGGGTGATGACAAGGTGGGGTCCAGGAAAATTGATTTCAAGATCCTGAGTCCCATCCGCTGGGGCGGCCAGGCCGCTGTTGACGATTAAATCAATCAGACAAACAAGGAGATATCATGGCGAATTTAGACGATGGGAATTTGGAAGGTGAGGGAAGAGGAACTGTCATCAGCAGGACTGAGCCTGAAATTGTTGATGTAGATGTCGAAGAATTGACGCTGCCGGATGCGGTTCAAAAGGCGCTTAAAGCCGGTGAAAACGTGTTGGTACTGACCGGTGAAAATGATGAGGAGTATTATTTCAAACGGCCCAAGACCATGGATATTAACCGGTTCCTTGGGACATCTTCCAAGGGTAAGCTGGCCGCCGCCGTACGGAACCTTGTATTTGAACAGGCTCTTTCCCCATCCGCAGAGGAGCTGCGGGCTGAGTTCAGGGAAAAGCCAGGGCGTGTGGTGGCCTTGAATAATGCGCTACAGACTGAAATCGGCCTGAATGAGGACTATTCTGTAAAAAAGCTTTAAGCCAGGCCAGGTCTGAACTTGGGGGGAACTGGATTCGCCAGGCGTCCCTTTTGATCAAAAAGCATCTGGTTGAGGAAGCGGCACAGGATATGAATCAATTCATTGATCAATATGCGGATGCCTTATGGCTGGAGGACCGGGAGGCGGATGTCATGGCCGGGGCTATTTCCAAGGCGCTGGGCAGAGAATGAGGGTTATTCAAAGAGGAAAAAAGCGGCAAGGAAGGCCAAGATGCCCTTTTCCAGGGGTCTGGGGCCTGAGAATACGGCACCTGCGACGGCAAAGGCAAAGATCCCGGCCAAAACAGCCAGGGCAAAAAAGGCGGTAGCAAGTATGAGTCCGAAAAAAGTTTCCATGAAAACAGGATATTGCAGAGCTAAGGGGTTGTCAAATGGAAAGCATATTTAAACTGGGTATACTTTTGTCCGTAATAGACAGGGTGTCCGGCCCCACAGGTAAAATGGGAAAGGGCATGGATGGCTTGCGCGGCAAGATCATGGGCCTGGGTCCGGCGTTTGACAAGTTTAAACGGTACGGGCTGATCATGATGACTGTGGGGGCCGGTGTTTTAAATATGATGACCGGGGCGGCCATGGCTACAGTGCCGACCCAGAAGGCTCTGGGCGAACTCTCTTCTGTGGGCGTCCAGGATCTTGCCGCCCTTGAACAGGCCGGGGTGGATTTTTCCTCCCGATGGTCCGGGACCACCACGGCCCAGTTCATTGCGGCGGCATATGACATCAAATCAGGGATATCGTCTCTGACGGATGCCGGCGTCGCCGAATATACACGGCTTGCTGCTGTTACGGGCAAGGCGACCAAGTCGACCACGGCGGAGATGACGAGTCTGTTTGCCACGGGTTACGGTATTTACAAGGATATGTATGCCGGGATGTCTGACATGGATTTCGGGCAGCTTTTTTCCGCCGGTATTTCCGCCAGTGTAAAGAATTTTAAGACCACAGGGTCCGGCATGGCCCAGGCCATATCCACATTGGGGGCCACGGCTGCAACAGCCAAGGTTCCGCTGTCTGAGCAGCTCAGTATTCTGGGTATGCTTCAGGCCACGATGACCGGCGGCGAGGCGGGCACCAAATACAAGGCATTGATGCAGTCTGCCGCCGGTGCCGGGGAGGCGCTGAATCTCCAGTTCATGGACGCAAACAATCAATTGCTCTCTTTGCCCCAGATTCTGACCGCGCTTCAGGGCAAGTACGGCACCACTTTGGATGCCATGGAAAAGATGGAGATCAAAAAGGCGTTCGGTACGGATGAGGCGGTTGCTGTGATTGATCTGCTGTATTCAAAGGTGGCGGATCTGACAACCAATATTGCCGGACTGGACAAGGCCATGGGCCAGGGCGCGTCATTCAGCGAGCAGATGGCCATGGCCATGAACGTGGATATCGGCGCTGGCAAGGACCTGCTGGCCCAACGGTGGCAGAATCTGGTGGAGGTGATCGGCAAACAGCTGATCCCGGTGCTGGTCCCTTTGTTTTCGTGGTTCGGAGATATTATCAACCGAGTCAGGATATTCGCCCAGGAGAACAGCACCTTGACACGTGTTGCCGTATTAACCGTCAGCGGGCTTGCTGCATTATCTCTTGGTATGGGCTCCATGGCTGCGGTTCTGGGTGCTGCAGGGCTATTGTTTCCTAATGTGGCTATCGGGATTGCGTCCGTCAGCAAGGCGCTGATCTTTCTAAGAACAGGTTTGATTACGGCGACGTCATCTGTATGGGGATTTACCACAGCCCTGCTTGCCAATCCCATTACCTGGGTGGTGCTGGCCGTGATTGGTCTGATCGGTGTTTTATATCTTCTTTACAGGCGGTTTGAGGTTGTCCGGACGGCTGTGAGTGCTTTGCTATACACCCTTGGGTATCTTGCCGGTGCTGCGGTAAAGGCGTTCCGGATGTTTTCCCAGGCTGTGATGCACCCTGTAGAGACGCTCAACGCGGCATTGGGATGGTTGAGAGGGATGGTGCCAACGTTTATTGAATCCGGCCGGGCGCTGTGGGGCGGTTTTACAAATGGCTTGAAGAGTATGGTAAACGAGCCGGTTGAGGTTGCGAAATCGGCCCTTGCCAAACTGCGTAATCTATTGCCGTTTTCAGACGCCAAAGAGGGGCCGTTGTCAACGCTTACGCTGTCCGGTGTGCGGATGATGGAGACCATTGGTGCGGGCATTCAATCTGCCGCACCGGATCTGGCAAAGACAGCTGCCGGGGCCATGGCCGGTGTAGCGGCTGCTGCTGTTATTTCTCAGGGTCAAGTGCCGCCGGCCGGTCCCGGTATGTCCGGCCGGGAGCCGGCAAGGATAATTTCCGGGGCTGAGGCGGGTAAAAAGGAGATCCATATCCATATCGGTAATATCTCGTTGCCCAATGCGATCGATGCGAAAGGTTTTGTTGATGAGTTTATAAAGCTTGCGGAGGGCTATGATGTCTGATGGATATATCCGTCTTGAGGACGGCCATGTCTCTTTGGCCGGCAAGCTGGTGCCGGGGGTGCTGGTGTCAATGGAGATCAACGGAACGGTGATGTTTGACCAGGCTGAAATTGACAATGTGTCCGGAAAAAAGAAGACCCCCATGGGGTGGAACGATTCCCTGTTGTTTTTACGGATAAAGCTTTTGTCGGATGCTGACACCACCTGTTATGAGAAGCTTGCCACGATCAACGGGATCTTCAAGGGGATGGACAATAGAAGAAACCCCAAGGTTTACGATATCAAAAACCGCCATGCTGCTGCACGGGACGTGCATCAGGTTGTGTTCAGTGACTTAAGGTCTGCCGAGAGTGATGAAGACGACGTGATCATTTTGGGGATAGGGTTTGAAGAGCATAACCCGCCCGTCATAAAGCCTGAGATCCAGGTATCTGCGGCCCAGGCACAGGAAGCCATGGCCCCTGCTGTAGATACGGCTGATGAGGATGAAGCGCTGGTTGATTCGACTATTGCCGAAGATACGGTAAATCCTTTTGAGACCGGTTATATGGATGGGTTGTCATGATTACAGGCTTGAACATATCTGTAAATATTGGTGCCGTTTCGGTGAACCGTGTGCCTGAAATCCGGATTGTATCCGAGCGGCACAGCCCTATAACCCGGATGCACATCAGTATGCCAGACCCTTCCGGGGATGTGGCTCGGGCTGTGTCGGACAAGGATGAGGTATCCGTTGTGCTCGGATATCGCGGGAACACCCCGGCCACATGGATAGGAACCGTTGCCGGAGAGCCGACTACCTGGAAGAACCGCGACCAGGTCACGATCAATGTGGCAGGCCCTGAGCGGGTGTTGAGCGACACCATGATCAAGCAGGCGTTTTTCCAAGAAACCCCGGAGGCCATTATTAAATATGCCGTATCACGGGCCGGATTGGCCCTGGGGCAAATTCAATCGCCTGGTGTGACATTTCCAAGATTCACGGCATCATCCATACCTGCATGGCAGGTGGTGGTGCAATGCGAGCATACTTGCAGTAAAGGGTTTGGGTTGGATATGGCCGGGTGGGCAATGTGGATGGGGCGGGCCGGCACTGTGAACTGGGGTGCGTTTGAAGAGGTTGCGGATTTACCTGTGATTGAGAGCAATACAAATCTGATCGCACATTTCCCAGGGCGCACCATACGGGATTTATCCCGGGTGGAAACTCTGCTTTTGCCGCATTTGATGCACTCCATGCTGTTTCATCTTACAGATATCAGGCGCGGCATAGATAGTGATTATAAGGCGCTGCGTGTTGAGCATGCCGTCCGCCAAGGCAAGGCCAGAACATTTATAAGCTACGGGACTGAGTATGAAAGATACTGATTTCAAATCTGTTTTGAAGCGGGCGATTGAGCTTGTGCGCCCGGACTTGCGGTCCTACTACCGGGTGGTCCGGAAGGCCAAGATCGTAAAGACCTATGCGTCAAACGGCCAATACTGGGCTGATGTTCAGCCTTTGCGCAATGATGAATCCATTGATGCGGCGGAGCCGGTCATTCCAAAAGTTGAAATTCCGGTGATCTGGGCCGGTCCAAATCGGGGCGTGGTTTGTCCTCCGGCCAATGGGGTGCATTGTGACCTGGAATACTACGATGGTGACCCCAATTATCCGAGGATCAGTAATTTCCGTTGGCATGGCATGGGTGCGCCGTCCGCCGGGATAGGCGAGCTTGTCATTCAACAGGCCGACGGGACATATATCAAGATTGATGCCGGCCATAATATTATTCATGTTACGCCGGCAAACTGGCAGTCTGAAGCCGGCGAAAACTGGACCATCGCTGTTGGCGGCAATGCCATGATCACGGCATCGGGCCAGGCAGGTATCGCAGCCCCCACCATTACGCTGGCAGGGAATGTTGTCTCTACCGGCGCAGGCGGCGGGACAGGCACAGCAACAGAGAAGTGCAATAAAACCCAGACCGGCAACCTGACTCTTGTGGGGGATCTGGCGGTTCAGGGTAATATTTCGGCCACTGGTACGATCATTGATACCGGTGGAAATACCAATCACCACAGTCATTAGAGGTGTTAGGCAGATTATGTCAGTTGATGTTTACGGACAAGATATCAAGGTGGATGCAGATATGCAGGTGGTGGTCGCGGCCAATGGAGAGGCGGTTATGACTGACGGTGCCGGCACCGGTTGTCAGGATATAAAACTTCGGCTGTTCACTTATTTGGGCACGTTGTTTTACGACACCGAGTATGGTTGCCTGCTGATGGACTGGATACAGGATGAGAACACAGCAGAAAACCGGTTAGCGCTGGTGACAGAGGTGGCACGGCGTGTGAGGCTGGACCCAAGGGTGGAATACGGCACAGTGAATGTAGCTGTGTTGGCCTGGGATGAGACCGGGATAACACTCTCTTTGTCCTGGTCGTTTATTGAGGAAGATCATCTGTTTAACCTGGTGATCAATGTTGGAACAGAAAAAGGCGATATGGTGATCAACGATGTCAATCCCTATTAGTAAAACATTAAGCGATATCCGGACAGAGATGTTTGCCAGAATCCAGGAGGTTCAGGAGGAATATCAGACTGCCGGGTATCTGCCGGCACTGTTAAATCTGAATAAAGGTATTTTCAGGGGTCTGCTTGAGTTGTGGAACTGGGGTTTGTATCAGTTGTACGCTTTTATGGTGACTGTTCTGGGCCAGGCTTTTCCTGAGTCGGCTACCGGTGCCTGGTTGGATTTGCATTGCGCCCAGGTCGGGCTTGAGCGAAAGGCCGCTGTGAAGGCGGTTGGTGCGGTCTATTTCCTTCGGGACGACACTTCCGGCAATGTCAATATTTCAGCCGGGCGGATCATTAAAACGCCTGTGGATGGTGCGGGTAATGTTTACCGGTATGTGACTACAGAGGATGTGGTCTTCCCGGACGGTGCATCAGAGATCGCTGTGGCGGTGCGGGCTGAAGACGGCGGTGCCGGCTATAACGCCACAGCGGGCCAGATATCTGATATCGTCACCTATATTAACGGTGTGGACGGTGTTGAAAACCGGGCCGAATGGTTGACAAGCGAAGGGACCGATGAGGAGACAGACGATGCGCTGCGGGCACGGTATGAACTGAAATGGCAGGAGGGTGCCGGATATACCAAATATGCTTATAGGTCCTGGGCCTTGGGCGTCACCGGGGTTACGGAGGTGAATGTGCTGGACCAGCACCCAAGGGGCCAGGGTACTGTGGATGTGATTGTTCGTGGATCTGCAGGTGTGCCGACCCAAACAGTTGTTGATGCGGTTGCCGAAGTCGTAGAAGAAAATCGGCACCAGAATGACGATGTGGAAGTTCGTGGTGTTACCGCTGTGGCTGTGTCCATAGCGTGCGCTTTGGAAATCAAGCCGGGCTACATTGCCGAGGATATACTTGCAGAAGCTGAAACAAAAATAAGAGCATTATTTGACCCCACTGATGAGGTGGCTGGAGTTACGGCGCTTGAGATTGGCGAGGATCTGGAACCGGACAGGCTCGTTGCCGCCGCCATGTTGGCATCTGGGGTGAAAAGAGCTCCTTTTACCCTGCCGGCTGCCTCAGTGGTTGTCGATAATGATGAATTGGCAACTCTTGAATCGCTTGCCTTGACGGCAACCGAAGCGGCGGAGAGTTGATATGAGCCTATTCTGGGATTATTTTCGTAAGACACTGCGGTGGGGACCGATCTGGAAAGACGGTGTGCTGGCTGCCGTGGCAAAGGGCGGTGCGGTTGGGCTGGACGAGGCCCGCGATAATATCCTTTGGTTGAGGGGGCAATTTATGCCCGACACCTGTATTACGGAGTACCTCGCTAAACATGCAGCAGGCAGGGTTATTAGTTCTCAGCACTACAGGGAGACGATTGATCAATACCGGGACCGGGTTGTCAATGCTTTCGCATGGCATGAAAAGGGTGGTAAGGCCCGGGGCCTGTCAGAGATCCTTGAATATTACAGATTTGAAGATGTTCAGGTATACAGTCTGCGCAGTGAAGATGAGGAAAGATGGGCTGAGTTCAGGTTGTACGTAAGGCCAACGTTTTGGATGGAATCCGAGGATTACGATCTGCTGAAAATGATCGCGAACGAATATAAGGCGGCTAGCGCTATGCTGGAGAGTATTGTGGTGCAGTATGAGTCTGAATGCACGTCCCATGTGGGAGTGCAGGTGAGAACCGCCTCGCACATTGTTGTGGATTGCACTTAGAAGGAGGGATGAATGCCGAGTTTTCCTAATGGGGGAACAATTACAGAGGCTGGTTTGGCCTTACGGGCAAAAGTTGAGGCTGGCGCTGAATTGAAGCTTGTCAACTGTCTCATGGGGGATGGTGTGGCGGCTCAAGGGACTGATCTTGCCACTTTGAGCGCGCTTCTGAATGAGCAAGCGAGCTGGAGTGTGGCGTCTGTGTTGGCTCTAGGGGATGGTGTGGCCCGGGCACGTACTAATATAAAGAATACGGGACTGACGACCGGTTTTTATGCAAAAGAGTGCGGCATTACCGCAGATGACCCGGACGATGGCGAAATTCTGTACGCTTATGCTGCCGCAGATCCTGGGGACTGGATACCGGCCGAGGCTGAAGCATTTCAACAGATTTTTGACATGCTTATTATATGTGGGAATGCAAGCAGCATCTCCGTCAGTATAGATGCCGGAGCGGCGGATCTGACCCTTGCGGATATGGAGGAGCATGAGGCAAAACAGCTTGATCCGACGGATACTGACGCGGTAAGGGACCGGCACCTTTCCAATGCCCAAGGTAAAGTTCTTCTGGATCATACCACAAACACGTCAAACCCACATGGAACAACAAAAACACATGTGGGGCTTGGGAACCTTCCGAACGCTAAAAGCGATTCAATAACATTGGGCTCTTCGGACACCCTGGCGACATCTGCGGCCGTAAAAGCTGAAAATGATGCTCTGGTAGCACATGTCGGCAACAAATCAAACCCCCATGCTGTAACCAAGGCGCAGGTTGGATTGGGCAATATTCCGAATGCTAAGAGCGATTCGATAGCCCTAAATTCTTCCGTGACCTTGGCAACGTCGGCGGCGGTCAAGAGGGAGAATGACGCCTTGACCGCCCATATTAACGATAAAAACAACCCCCACGAAATTGACCAGACTGTTTCACTTATCGGTAAAAGATCAACAAACGGAACCTGGACGCTAACCGGCTTAGATGTAGGAAAGCCGTTAATTATAGGGCTTTACACCACCCAGGATGGTGAATACGCTATAGCAGAATATCGAGTAACATCCGGTA